TTAGTTGTCAGCAAAAAGTTTTCCTTCTTATACCTCCTTACCCTGGGTCCCGGCTTGCCAGGGGAAGAACCGCCGGGTTTTTTAAAAAAGCTATCGATAAATTTATTTGCTTGTATTGTTCGGAAAGTAACAAAAAGGAAAAAAGGTATGATAAAAAAGGGAGAAATTATAAAAAGAAAAGAGCATTCTCTTGCTGTTTTTTTAGGAAAAGAATATAAAGGAAAGAATTATTATTATAGCACTTATGGTGCAGCTAAAGAGATAATATATCTTTGTGATATAATTCTTGAATTAATAGAGAAGAAGGAGAAAGGTAATGAATAATCTTTTTAGAGTTGCAATTGTTGCAGTGATTTTTTCGCTTTATGCTTCAGTTGCTTATGCTATTTATGGTAATTTTGGTGATTTGATGTTGCTTTATGCACACGATCCAATAAAAGATCCTATTGGTGTCAAGGCAGAGCGCGAAGTCCGAAATTATGAAGAAGCTCTTTTACATTTAAAGATTCCACAGTATATTGCAGAGGAAGGTAAGGAAATACATGACGAAGCACTTGTTCGAGGTGAATTCTTTTATCACACTGAAATAGTTAGATATCCTCATGAATATGAGGAATTTTGGGGAATGTCTTGGAGACGGTATCGGTTTACTGATTTTGCTAGGCAAATTCTTTGGCCGGGACAGGTTGCAACAATCCATGAGTGGATCGTTGTTGACAATAAGAACAGATATTTGTTACCCCTCGAAAAAACTAGGCAAATGTATATTGATTATCTTGATGGCGTATTTTCTAATGATAATCCACCTATTTGCTTGATGATTGGAGCTGAGTATGGGCAGACTGTTGAAGACTATACTGATTTTCATTATTTCTATTATAAGTTTATGAATAAGCATCATTACTGTATTACTGCTACCTTTTGGAGCATCTTAAAAAGTTTGTATGATCGCGGTGATGATGAATACAAGCAGGCTATTGAAGACGCACTAAAAGATCCCGTGAGGGTGCAAAGCTTTGACACTTTAACTGCTGGTCGGTTGATTGGATTGCTTCTCGACTGGGGACTTGTTGAGGAATACTAAGTAGCAAAAGGGGAGAGGTAAAATAAACATAAAACTTGAAACACTAACTGACATTCTGTTGCACATCTCAAAAGTTCAAGAGAACTTATCTCAAATGAGAGCAATTCTTGAAGCTCGCGGAATTGCTCACGACAGAACAAAGTTCCTCGCTATTGAGTTTGATGGTTTCGTTAAAGCGTGGCCCAAATTCAAGGAGGCTAATTATGGTTCGCCAGAATATCAAGAATGTGTTGATATGATTAGGCCGTCAATTGATCATCATCACGCTAACAACCGTCACCACACAGCCTTTCATAAAAATGGCTTTTCTGACATGAATCTTTTCGATATTCTTGAGATGCTAGCTGATTGGGAAGCAGCATCAAGACGCAATCCAGATCTACCTTTTGCAGATTCTCTACTGAAGGCTTTTGAGAGATATTCAATTCCGCCAAATGTACAAAAGCATATCATAGCAACCTTGAAGTATCTCAAATGGATTTAATGGGAAGATTTTTTTGGGGGTAAAAACCATAGAAAGCAAATGGTCGAAATTACCCCCGTAGTTTTACACTATTTTAGGGTGTTGTAATTTACTTTATTAAACAGCGAAGCTTTACAAGAAGCAACAATTATAAAAAATAAGCCCCTTTGCTTTTCCCTAGTCCTTCCATTATCTAAATATTTTGTCTATTTCTTGAGTTGGCAAAACTTTATCTGCACTATTCAGGCATTCTATTTTGATATACTTGACCTCAAAATTACAATCAATAAGATTTTAATCATATTTTCGACCAGAACATTGAGTGCCAACATAAAAAGCAATTTCTATGTTCTCCAGTCCTGTGTTTTGATGGATAGACATGTATAGCTTGCCTTCCGTAATAGGCTTTTGATCTTATTTATTTGGTTTGTTCGGTAAGATTACGCTAATCTATTTTACCTTTTGAGTTTTTATTTTCTCCTCATCATATTCAGCCTTAATCTCATCAGGGTCCCAGGAAGGCTTACCTCCTTCTCCTTTCTCTAAATCTTGTTTTCGCAAAGCCTCTTTAAACTTAGCTTTTGTTACGGGGCCTTCTATTTCTACATATTCATATTGCCAGATTTTGCGAGTTTCACCATCTATGTCAACAATATCTACTTGATGGATATTGTAATTGACTTGCGTTTTTCCTCGGCTCTTTACAAATTTTACAGGCTTTGTATTAGAACTTGCTTGTATAGCAAGGGCTTTACTATTCCAGGTAACTAATGGTAGAGATATAAATATGAAGAACAATATTAGGACAAAATATTTTGGAAAGTAAATTGGTTGTTTTGTTTTCATGATTATAGTCCTCCTTATGTAAAAGTATAATATCTATCTATTTTTTTGAGCACAGTATAAAACGGCAAATTATCTTTATACTTCTCAAGTTGGCTGATCAATATGCTTGATCCTGTAAAAACTATATGATTGATATCATTCATCTTAAATTGAATAGTGGCATATAAAGAATCCTGCCTCTTTTTGCTGTTCTTTACCTTGAAATCTAAAACAAGAATTTCTTGATTCAGAATATCTTCAATTTTCTTTTTGTCGCCATCAAAAACTTTCGTTTCTTCTGCAAAGTCTGAGAATCTTGGATATTCAGCCATTAGTACACCCTTAAAGGATTATGAAGCTTATTTGCTGTACAGATGTTTCTAACAATTTTTCTGGTATCATCATCAATGTGTCGATTGCTCAATCTATAGCAATTTGCACACTTCATCCATCCCCAGTAACTCATAATTCCACTTAAGATGTTTATTGGAGTTAATATATAATACCTCCTTTTTATTTGCTGTATTCTTCGTTTAAACCGAATTGCGGTCGTTTTTCGTAAAAGAGTATAATCGTGGAAGAAGCGATATCCAAGAAAATCTATACCCCTTTTATCAACTGGAAATATTTGCCAATTATCTTTTAGGGCGAGATCCAAATTAGCATCCAAATAACTAGATATTTCTTTCCGCAATTGAGACAAATATGTTTTGTCCAAATGCAGAATGACTACATCATCGCAATAACGAAATGTATATTTACATCTTTTTTGTTCTTTCAGCCAATGATCAAAGGTTGACAGATATAAATTACCAAAATATTGACTCAAATAATTTCCGACTGGAACGCCTTCTGCTGAATCAATAATGTGATCCAGTAGCCAAAGTACGTTTTTATCTTTGATCTTTCGTCTGACAGTCTGTTTTAGAATACTATGATTAATAGATGGATAAAATTTATGCACATCCATCTTCAAGCAGTATTTTGTATTTTTTCTATCTTTCAAGGCCTTCCTTAATCGTTTAACGCCTTTATGGATTCCTCTATTTTTTAACGACGAATATGTATCTGTAATCAAGGTTTTTATCCAGATAGGCTCTAATATGTTCATAATACAATGATGGATAATCCGATCAGGAAAATAGGGGAGCTTAAATATCTTTCTTTCTTTACCCTTATCTTTTTTTGTAAACACTTCATATTCAGAATTACAAAAGGTTTTATTTTTTAACATATTATGAATCATTATAAAATATTTTTCTGGATTAGCTTCTACCATTCTAACTTCTGAATAGTGTAATTTGCCTTTCTTGGCATTTTTATGTGCCAATCTGATATTTTTTATATCATATATTTTATGATATAGATTTCCGTATCGTTTCATTTGTCTTGTTTTATCTCAGAGTCTTCAATTTTTTTACCAACACTTATGAGATTTATTTTATATTTTAGCAAGAGCTAAGGTTATCATAATTTAATATTTTAAAACAAGATAGCTGCCTTACGATATTTCGATTCGCGCTTCCTGACGAATTATTCAGATTCCAATAAGTGACTCCTGCATTCGCGCCATTATTCGTGTTGCCACTGAGTTTCGCCACCCGCCAACCTGACGTTATATTTATGATAACCTATAAAATTATCTTGACAGCCGCCCTACGAAATTCCGATTCGCGCTTCCTGACGAATTATTCAGATTCCAAAAAGCGACCCCCGCACTCGCGCCATAATTCGCGCTGCCACCGAGCAGCGCCAACCGCCAACCTGTACTTTGATAATAATAATCTGTAATATACGTACTTGAACTACCACCTACAGAAGTGGGCAAAAATCCTCTTGCAATCTGTGTAAGGGTTTTTTGATAGCCATTACTGTCCGCCAATGTCACACCTAAAGACGTATAATTTGTTGATGTATTGTCAGCAAAGTGAGTATCATCATTGCAGACATAGGGGACGTGATTGTTAATATTAATGCCGTCAACAAATTTCCACATATGTCCCCAAGGATTTTCAATCCACCTATAAGATACGTATGAGCCCTTAATACCATCGCCATTGCTTACGTTCCAGGTGGCAGTACCATTGCTTAATCCTGTTCGCTCGACAGGATTGTAATTATTCCAGGTAGGCCAAGCACTAGTCCAACCTGTCAACCCTGCACCTATTTCAGATTGACTATACCAAGAGCCATACTCAATCAAATAGAGAAGCTGCACAGCGCTTACAAGATCAAAATCTTGCTGTCTCCAACCTGTTCCTCTGTTAGCAGCTGCTGTTCTGAATTCTGATCTTTTTCCATAATTCATAGGAGCTTTGCCAGCCACGCTGCTTAAAATGTCATTAGACCAATCTCTTTGAGTTTGGATTATGCAAGCTGTATGTTCATTTGTTACGTTACAATCTGCTGTATCTAGGGTTATTACAGTATCAGTTACATTCGTAATTCCGCAAGTCATATTATTATTAACTGTTCCAGATATAACTATTGTATCAACCCCTGCCTCGAGATTGGTAAAAGGATGCGTTAGGGTGTCGCTAGTAATGGTGTTGTTTGCGCTATCAAAGCTCATCTTGTAACTATCATTGGAAGGCAAATATAACCCATTAACATATCTACTTTCTGAGGTGTCATATAGGACCCCTTCATAAGCTCCCATATATCTGGCAGTTACATTAGCTCCATTCTTCTGAAAAGCATGATGGAGTTCGTATCCGGGCAATTGATTATAGCTTATGGAATGACCATGCCAGCCATTATCATACCAGTATTTATGATAAAAGGCTGGAATTTCTACCATAACTTGACCATCGTCTCCATTGAAGACGCCAGTACATATTTCAAACTCCTCATCAGAGACAAATATATCATCCTGAAGACTGAGAGTATCATTATCGTCTTTAGCCGTAACTAGGCTATAGGTATCATCAGTTTTGTTGTGAGCGTAGTGCCCTACATAATCAGATGCAGAGCCTGTAAAGACGCCAGTATCTTTCAATTTCTTCGTAGCAGTTGCATCACAGGTGCCTGAAGTTGATGGATCTACACCTTCTCTATTATAGCCATCAAGATAATAAACTACAGTACCATTGTCTGCTAGAATGCAGCGCTTCATGTCATCATGAATAAAAAGATAGGGATCTCCTATACGGATATAGGTATCTTGATTTTCGTTCCACATGATACCATAGGCCAAGCCTGCATAGCGCTCATCAAGGAAATTTAGGTCAATCCCCCCACCCCCAATAGGGCCACCTCCAATGGGACCTGCCGCAAAGGCTGCTCCTAAAAGATAGCCAAAAAATAAGATGATAAAAGCTAAAAGTTTTTTCATTTCAAACTTCTCCCTTAACATTGTTTTTCGTAATATATAATCAGATATTGGCAATTTATTAATACGCAATTCGAGATCCGATATATCGATACAGATTGCTTGATGAATAACTTAGATCCCAATAAGCAATTCCTGCAAACCCGCTATTATTTGCACAGCCGCCCAGTGTAGCTACGCGCCATCCTGCACCTTGCCAATAATAATCCGTAATATATGTACTTGAACTACCACCTATAGAGGTAGGTAGGAATCCTCTTGCAATTTGTATAAGAGTTTTTTGATACCCAATACCACTTGATAGTGTTACATTTAAAGATATATAGTTTGTTGATGTGTCGTCAGCAAAGTAAGTATCGTCATTGCAAATATAAGGGACATGATCTTCAACGTTAATGCCATCAACAAACTTCCATATATGCCCCCAAGGATTTTCGATCCATCTATAAGATACGTATGAGCCCTTA